CATAGAAGTCCAAACTCGCGACGGTGTATTGTTTACGGTGACCGCAGATGAGATTGAACTACGCGACTTGGAAGAAGCGTTGGACAATGCTCGTGTAGATTGGCACTATTATTAAACAACAGAGATGCAATATTCTTTTTTACTTAATGACTACGAAGACATTGTTGATTTGGCGAAATCTGACACGGCAGCAAGAGGCACAACTGTGTATTGGTTCGGGCATCCATCGACGTACGGCAAAGGACACATTCACGTTATAGTTGATAACGACAAGCAAGCGGACGTTTATTTTGATATTAGCATTGCTTTGTTTGGTCACCCTAACACGTTTGACATTTCAGAAGACTACTCACACCTAGGAGAGGCCAATAAATACACAATCATCTAAACAAAAAAGCTATGAGTATTTTTAAATTTTACAACGAAGCGGCAGCAGGTGCGGACTATGTGAATCCGGTGCCGATGTTTCTGTCCAATCCTGATGATGCGGCAATCACACTGACCGTAAAGCCTGACACAGCTTTTTCTTACAGTCCTTTAAAAGCCACTGTAAGTATGCTGGCTGCGGTTAAAAATAAGCCTACTTTGATAGCAGCGCAAGCAGCAACAGACTACGCAACTACCACCAACGGTAACGGGACAGGAGCGTTAGTTCGCGCAACTACGACGGATGTAGGCAATACTTTAAACCGATTCCTTGAAGGTGCTAGTGGAGTAATTTTTGGTGGTAGTGGCATTCCGGCTGGTGACGGAGTGCAAACCTATGAGCCAACAACAGATGGTGGTGGAACAGGATTCAAAGTTAAGTTCGCAGTGTCAGGAACTGCTGTTTCTCAGATTATTACGGAACTTGAGGTTATCAATCCCGGCTCAGGTTACGCAGTAGGTGATGAGTTAACTTTCACAGCGGAAGACGAAGGTGAATTCACACGTACCTTAGCAGCAGGTGATGTAGATGTGTTGTTCCAACTCAGCGCATTGATTCCCGACCCGGACAACCTTGGAAAAAACTACCTAGCAGGTGACTGGTTGTACTTTACAATCTCTGAAACAGTCGAAGAAGTAGATTACACATATCCGGTTCAATTTCAAATTCCAAAGGCAGCAATAAATATTACTTATTTCACTTACATTCTCGGTGTAGGAGAAACCACACCGTTTACCGTTGAGACTTTCCAAGTGGGTGCAACCACAGATGTCTTAGCACATACCTAAGAAAAATGGCAAGAATACAAGTTTATGAATTAGAAGACCTAGCAAATATGATTGATAGTGGTGAGGTTGAAGTATCGGTAGGTGGAAAGTCGATACAAGACAGTGAATTAGTATCAAGTCAGAAGTTAAGAGCAGACCGTAAAGAATTATTACGTCAGCATAAAGAATTAGAGGCTACTATTCGTGTTAAACCATCCATTGAAGACAAAGAAATAATTGAAGCGGCTATGGCAATGGTAGACCCTTCTTATGCAAGGTCAGGAAAAACAATTACTAGAGAAGGTGCTCAACAGACGCAATCAATGAAAAGACGTGCTGCACTTGGAGCATATGATACGCCACCATCGGATGATAAGCGTTCTAAAGAAGAGTGGGAAAAAGAATTCCAAGAGGCTCAAGCCGAAATGTATGGCGCAGGTAAATACCCTAAAGGGGGTAAAGTGGGCAAAGCATTGGATTTACTAATGGGTGAATTGGGTGTAACATCAAATACTATAATTAAAGCAGACAATAGTAAAATTCTACAAGAATTAAATAAAAAAGACAAAAGATTAGTAAAGACCCTACTACAGTTGGCACACCCAACAGAATACTTCAATGAGGATGCCCTAAAATTAGGAGAACTTATTACGGTATTGAAGTCGTTGGGTATTGTTAACGATAATAAGGCGCTAAAAAAGAAAGTCCTTAAATACGAGGACGAGAATCTAAAGGTTGTGAAGAGAGCGGTTCGATTACGCCGCGAATATGAAAAACTATATAAATCAATTAGAGAAGTAATCTACCCGAAGTCAGGTGAAAAAGATGAGTGATGATAACGATTTACACATGTTACTAAAAGAGTTAGTAGACCGTGTTAAAAGCCTTGAGGCTATGGTTTACAGTTCAGATAATATTCTTATGAAGTCGGGTCTTGTTAAGACCCAAACACAGGTTCCCGCTGTTTCTAGTGGTAGTCCACTACCCGATGCTGATACCATCGCAAAAATGGATTGGACAGAACTAGACAGCATGGTTAAAAAAATTAATGGTGAATAATATGGAATACGATAATTTAGGAGAAACAGAAAATTTAAGCGCACATAGGGATGCCCAAAGCGATGCGGAAAAGAAAGTAACAATGGCCCTAACACAATTACGAGATTTAACAACATTGATTAGTAACCATTTAGGAAGTCCAGTGGACCCTGATGAACACGCAGAAGATGTTAAAGTAAATAAGCCAGCATCTAAGAAAGTAGATGTATTTGGTGTTCAATTTGATGATGGTCCATTAGGTCCACGTTCTATTCCTCGTGGTGCTGCAAAACCAAATAAGCCAACAACAATGAAAAAGGCATATGGTCGTGATAAACTAGATAGAGATTTAGCAGGACAAAAGTATGTAGGGCGTGGTGCAGACCGTGAACCTATGGAGGATGAAGCCGGTCCTATGGAAAGAGGTCCAGTAATGGGTAAAAAGCGTAAACCATCAGTAAAGGAATCTTTACCAGAAATGGCTGCTTCTTTTAAAGCAATTGCTGAACAGGTAAAATCTGTGAACATGTTGTTGGGCAAATTAGTCGAGCAGGAGGCTTCAACAAAAGTTTCCGCTAAAAGAGCAAATAGACCACAGGATGAAGACGAGCCTACTAAGGACAGATTCTAGGTGGTTTAATGTGGATTGGAAAATTATCCTAAAAGCAAAATTATCTGATTCTCAACGTATTACTATAATGCGTATTATTACTAAATATTTACAAGATAAAAATATAGGTATTAACATAGAATATACCGGTATAGACCCCGGTGAATTTAGTTTTGGGACTGAACAAGAAGTAAGATTTCCTAATAACTATAAAATTACCACATCAGACGCTTCAGCAAATTTTCATATAGATTTTAATCCTCATAATTTACAACCTGTAATTAGACATAAAAGTGGTCAACTAAGTTTAACACTAATGTTAGAAGATATTTTAGGAGTAGGGGACCCAGAAAGAGCCGAAGAACCATTAATAGATATGATAATGGAAGTAATAAAAAAACCAAAAGCCAACAAACCAAAAGACGACAAAGGGGATGTTTCTTTTGGTTAATAGGTGGATGCCAAAATATAATCACTGTAGGGTTTTATATCTTACCGCCAAAGAAGACCCAAAAACCTATGGTGGTGAATGGGCAGAACTTATTTCTGAACTACAAACGAGTATGGAAGATGACGAACATCTTAAATCATACGTTGAACTACGAATACCACTTACTCGACTTAATCAAGCAAGGAATGTTACATCATCCCATGCAAAATTAGTTCTAGACGTGCTACGTGAAATTGCCACATCTAGCCCTATATCAAAAGAAGACCAAACTAAACTAAACACTTTTATTATGCCAAATAAACCTATGTATAGAATATTCGAGATTGATGACCTTAAAGAACTTAAGGGGTTTACAGGTGAGTGGATTGTTCAAGAAAAATTTGATGGTCTTCGTATTCAGATTCACAAACTTAAAACTGTAAAAATATTTTCATTTAATGGTAGAGATATTACAGATAAGTTCCCAAAACAAGTAAAAAGATTAGAGCAAGATGTGTTTCCAAAATGTATATTAGATGCGGAAGCCGTTCTTTACAAAGATAACGAACCCCTACATAGAGCAGACACAATTGCTTATATTAACAAAAAAGACGCTAAGGCAGATATTAAAGTTCACGTATTCGATATTCTTCGGCATCAAGGTGAAGATATTTATGCTAAGAAGTTAGAGGAAAGAATTATGACTCTCTTTAAAGAATATTCTGCACTAAGCGACGACCAAATACAATTCCCATCTAAACGCGATACGCGCTCTGCAGATTCATACGAAGAGATAGAAGATTACGCAAAGGAAATAATGCAAAATCCAACATCAGAAGGAGTAGTTATTAAAGATAGTAAGTCATCATATGTTATTGGTAAGAAGAAAAATCCTAAGTGGGTTAAATGGAAAAAATTCATAGATTTAGATTTAATGGTATTAGAAGTTAGAGAAAATAAAAATGGGACTTATAGTTACACATTAGGTGCTGGACCTATGGATGACGATGATGAATATAAACCAGTTGTAGAACATGAGGGTAAAAAATACCTTAACGTTGGAAAGGCTCTAAATACAAAAGAAAAGGTAGAAGTTGGAGATATTATTAGAGTTAAGGTTGACGAAGTTCAAGCAAATAAAAAGGGATTTTCTATCTACTCTGCCAAATTTGTCGAGATACCTGAAGTAACAGAAGCGGAAAGAATTATTACCTTAAAGTTCCTTTCAGAAGATAACAAAAAAAGATTATCAGATTATACTATTGAAGCACTAACTAAATCATATGTAATTACAGATAACATACATGGGTCTGCAATTATTAAAGGTGAACTATCTATGGAAGGTTTTATCGTTCACGGGTTTGAAGAAAATAACCTCATGGCAAAAAATGCTACTATTGATATAGAACTTTGGAAGGAGGAACTAGGTAATAAGTATCTAAAGGATAGTGCTGTTTTAATGACATTGGTTAGTAATATGACTCAAGAAGATACCAAAGTATCTGTAAAAGAAATAATCTCCCGTGCTGAAAATATGAATAATATACTTAGTAGATTATTTAAGGGTAAGGGTGAAAAGTTAGAAGAAGAAGTTACTGCCTTTTTACGTGAGCGTGGTAATGCTTATGGTATTCTGTATGATAAACCTGCTCGTCTTTTTTATAATGATGATAAAATAGAATTAAAAGAAGAACCTACCACGTTTGAATTATGGCGAAGAAAGGACAAAGACCTTAATTTTGTAATAAAGCACAAAGGAAAAGAAATGGTTTGGCGAATAGAACAAAGTGAAGACATAGATATGTATAATTTGTTTGGTAAGGCGGATAAATTTTTAGCACAAATAGATACTGATGCGGATAAAGTAAAATTATTATCTAAAGGTGGTGCAGTAATTGGTAGTCAAAGAAATGGTTATCACGAATACATAATTGATTCAAAAATGTATGATGGTAAGATACACTATCGGGTCGTACCATTTAAAGATAAGAATAAGTGGATAGTATGGACAGGTTATAAAACCAAGCCCACAGATAAGACAAGCGATGAAGGACTTGTAAATATCTACGACGATAAGTATAAAAAACTCAAGTTTTCCGATTAACTTTATATAGTATAGTGGATTAACCTCTGAGTATGGCGTTAAGCACAAATATGCTAGGAGCGCATTTTGGAGCCGGAAGTGAACTGGTTATTCTAAAGGGTAGTAGAAACGAACCTTTAGTAATTGCTGGCTACGCATCAGTAGATGTAGTAGATAAGCAGAATGACCTAATTACGTTAGATGCACTTAAGGAAGCATCTGATAAGTTCATGAAAGGTGATTATAAAAATGTTATGATAACGCATTCCAATGTGCAGGTAGGAGAAGTGATTGATAATTGGACGGACTCAAAAGGAAATGTATTAAAAACACAAGTTGATGATACAGGACTTTTTGTAGTTATTAAACTTAGAGAAGATATTGAGAAAGCAAGAGAAGTAGGACGTGAGATTCGTAGGGGAAATCTACGTTCTTTTAGTATCGGAGGTCAAGCCCTTCACAAGTCGAATAGATACGACCCCGATGTTGGAACATATAAGGAGATAGATAAGTTGGAGTTACACGAAGTAACGATTTGTGAAGAAGGCATAAACCCCGAAGCGAAATTCGATATTGTTAAAGAACATAAAAGAGATGATAAAATGTCAGAAGAAATTGCAAAAGCATTAGAAGAATTTAACGACGTTGTAGCAGCATTGCGCAACCAAGTTGATATTAAGAAAGATGATTCAATGGACGAGGAAAACATGGAACCTATGATGGAAACAGATGAGGAACTCATGGAAGCCCCGGTAGAGAATCTTATGGATAAGGCTGAAGAAGATGACGAAGAGATGTTAGACGACGAGGAAAATAAGGCTGAGTCCGTAGTATACGGACACAACGAAACTGGTCAGTCCCGCATTGATGGTGCATTAACTGGACGCTACAGTGGCGAATTTAAGAATTTCGTCACACGAAAGTCCGAGAGTATTAACTCATTGGACTTAAGCGAGGAAACCCTCGCAAAGGCTTACGAGCAGTTTAAGTTAGAAAAGGAAGAGGCCCGCGCTTATGATGTAATCAAGGAGCAGTTTGAAAACCTTTACGAGCAAGAACTAAAGTCAGAAGCAGAAGATATTGCTAAGGCAAATTACGACGCTGCTGCTGAAGTCGCTGCACTCAAGAATGAGTTCGCAGAACTTCGCAAGTCATTAGAAAGTAATAACAATGTTATTGCAAAGCAGGTTCAGAGCGTTGCTGCTGGACCACAGTTAAGTGAGGAAATGCTCTTAAAGATGCAAAACATTGGAGAACTATCGTGGGAAGAGGTTAACGCCCTAGCCCGCGAACTACAGGAGTGATATAAATGAGTGTAAACACAATTAGAACAATTCAGGATTTAGAACGAGCAACCTACGGTAGTATGGGTGGAATGCAGTTACTAAAGGGAGCAGGAGCAGAATCAGGTATTCACTCCGCTCACGATGTAACTCTTCAATCTGCATTTAACGGTAGTGGGCTTTACAACCATATTTACGGACAGAAAGTTTGGTCAATGCTTAACCGCGAAATTAACGCATTAAGTATTTTACCTAAGAAACCTTGGTCTTCCTCCGGTTGGCGCATCTTAAAGGAGCGAGCAATTGGTGGCGGAGCAGATGTTTGGGCTACGACTGGTGGAACTGGTCACGGTTCTCTAACAGAAGGAGCAATTGGTGGTGTAGCAGAAAATGCAGCATTTACAACAAGTGCAACAGATGGACTAAGTCCATTGAAGCCAGTTTATGATGTACTATATGCTAGCCCAAAAACCATTGCACATCAGTTCGAGATTTCCGAACTTGCTGCTGCTATGGCAAAGATTGACGATGGAATTGGCGATATTATGTCTGCTTACCGTGAAGAAATTGGTGTTTCTCACGCAGAAGTCATGAATCATATGGCTCTAATGCCACTTGAATCCCAATTTAGTGGTGCTACACCATTAAGCGGAATTGCTAACAACCTAACTTCTTTGTATAAGATTGTATC